GACCCAATTTATTTTATGAAAAAGTATTGTATGATTCAACACCCTGTTAGGGGAAAGATACAATTTCAATTATATCCATTTCAAGAAGAAACATTGGTTGACTTTAAAGACCACCGTTATAATATCATTCTTAAATCCAGACAAACTGGTATCTCAACATTAACCGCCGGATTCTCTTTGTGGAAAATGTTATTCAATCAAGACTTTAATGTTTTAGTTATAGCAACTAAGCAAGAGGTTGCTAAGAACCTTGTAACGAAGGTTAGGGTGATGAATCAGTATTTACCATCTTGGTTAAAATTAGAAACAGTAGAAGATAACAAACTATCTCTTAGATACTCAAATGGTTCTCAGATAAAAGCAACTTCAGCTGCTGGAGATGCAGGACGTTCTGAAGCACTATCTTTATTGGTATTTGATGAAGCTGCATTTATTGATAAGATTGAAGAAATATGGGTATCGGCTCAATCTACATTATCTACGGGGGGTAACGCAATTGTGTTATCAACTCCAAATGGTGTGGGTAATTGGTATCATAAAACTTGGGTAGGTGCTGAAGAAGGTAGAAACGATTTCAACACTATCAGATTACATTGGACAGTTCACCCTGAAAGAGACCAAGATTGGAGAGATGAGCAGGAAAGATTATTAGGACCAAAAGGAGCAGCACAAGAATGTGATTGTGATTTTGTATCGTCTGGAGATAGTGTTATAGACCCACAACTCTTACAATTCTACAAAGATACATATGTTCAAGAACCAATTGAGAAAACTGGATTCGATGGTAACTTATGGAAGTGGGAATTTGCTGATTATAATAAATCATATATAGTTGTAGCGGATGTTGCCCGAGGGGATTCTTCGGATTTCTCTACGGCTCATGTAATAGATGTAGTTGCATCTAATCAAGTAGCTGAATATAAGGGTAAGTTGGATACAAAGGATTTTGGAAACTTCTTAGTAGCATTAGCAACTGAATATAATCAAGCGTTATTAGTAATTGAAAACGCAAATATTGGTTGGGCTGCTATACAACAAGTGATTGATAGAAATTATGGAAATTTGTATTATACTGAGAAGGATATAAAATATGTAGATGCTGGAAATCAGTTTAGTAATAAATATCGTTCACAAGATAGAAATCAAGTAGCAGGGTTCTCTACAACATCCAGAACAAGACCATTAATCATCTCAAAATTAGAAGAGTACATTAGAGATAAATCAATCACAATCCGTTCAGTAAGAACAATAGATGAAATGTTTACCTTTATATGGAATAATGGTAGAGCTGAAGCTATGAGGGGTTATAACGATGATTTAGTTATGGCTCTTGCAATTGGGTTATGGGTTAGGGATACTGCTCTTAGATTAAGACAAGAGGGTGTTGATTTAACTAAACAGGCTATTAACAGTATTTCATCTCATACTTATACAGGTATATATGGTGGTAATGAATCAGATGATAATCCTTGGAAAATGGATATCGGTGATGGAACTCATGAGGACCTGACAAATTGGTTATAAATCAATTTTGTTATATTTATATAGTATAAGATTTATTATGGAAAATACAACTAAAGAACTTTTTGAAGATTTTACAAACCAATTTAAAGATGATATCTTTGAATATGATGTAGAAAATCACGATGATTTGGTAGAATTCTTAGAATTTATAAAAGAATATAAGACTGATGTAAACGAAGCTGAATATCAAGGTAGAGATGTCAAGCTAAATAAACCAATGAGAGGTGATGTTAAGAAGTTTAAAGTGTATGTAAAAAACCCAAAGGGAAATGTTGTAAAGGTAAACTTTGGACATGGTGGAACATCGGCTAAGAAAGCTGGTGAGAAAACTATGAAAATAAAGAAATCAAATCCAGATAGAAAAAAGGCTTTTAGAGCTAGGCATAATTGTGATAGTCCTGGTCCAAGAACTGGAGCTAGATATTGGAGTTGTAAAGCGTGGTAAATAAATTAGGATATATTAATAATTTTTCGTATCTTAGGGAGATTATTAAATAAACAAAGATAAAATGGCAGAACAGCAAAATAGTTCATTTTTTAATAAGTTAAGTAAACTTTTTTCATCCCAAGCGGTAGTAGTCGTTGATAAGGATGGTAAGAGAACTATTAAGGATACGGATGATAGACAGCAAGGTAGTACTAACTTAATGAATTTAAGAGATAGGTACACTAAGTTACAACGTTCTTTTTATGGAGACCAGATGGCAGCTCAATCAATGGCATACCATCAAGTTCGTAGAGAATTATTTAGAGATTATGATGCAATGGATAATGACCCTATTATATCATCAGCATTGGATATATACTCAGATGAATCAACATTAAAAAATGAATTTGGTGATGTTATTCAAATAAAAACTCAAAATGAAAAAGTAAAAGAATTATTAGAAAACCTTTTCTATGATATTCTAAATTTAGAATTTAACTTATGGGCATGGACTCGTAATATGGTTAAATATGGTGATTTCTTTTTAGCTATGGAAATAGCTCCAGGTAAAGGAATTATAAATGTACAACCACTTCCAGTTTACGAAACTGAAAGATTGGAGAATACTGACCCAAATAATCCTAACTATGTAAAGTTTAAAGTAAACCACGACCCAATTGGAAAGGGTGAATACGAAAACTACGAAATAGTACATTTCAGATTATTATCAGATACAAACTTCCTTCCTTATGGTAAGGCAATGATTGAGAATGGTAGAAGAATTTGGAAGCAAGTTTCTCTTATGGAAGATGCTATGTTAATTCATAGAATTATGAGAGCACCTGATAAGAGAGTTTTCAAAATTGATATTGGTAATATTCCACCAACTGAGGTTGATAACTATATGCAAAAGATTATCAACAAAATGAAGAAAGTTCCATTTATGGATAAGAATACTGGTGATTATAATCTAAAGTATAATATTCAAAACTTAACTGAAGATTTCTTCTTACCTGTTAGGGGNGGTGATAGTGGAACCGAAATAGATACATTAGGNGGATTACAATATACAGCTATTGAAGATATTGATTACTTAAAGAATAAATTGTTTGCAGCTCTAAAGATTCCAAAAGCATATTTGGGATATGATGAGAATGTAAATGGTAAAGCAACACTTGCTGCAGAAGATGTAAGATTTGCAAGAACAATCGAAAGAATACAAAGAACTTTAGTATCCGAACTTACTAAGTTAGCAGTTGTACATTTATCAGCTCAAGGAATTGAAGGACCTGAAATGGTTGATTTTGAATTGAATTTGGTTAATCCATCTACAATATATGAGCAGGAAAAGGTAAACTTATGGAGTGAAAAAGTTAGATTGGTTTCTGATATTCAACAATTGAATATGATTTCAAAAGAATGGGCATATGAAAATATTTTCAATATGAGTAAAGATGAAATCGATAATCAGAAAACTAATATGATTAATGACCTTAAAGATAGATTCAGATATCGTTCAATTGAAGATGAAGGTTCAGACCCTGCAATGCAAACTGAAGAAACTGATGTAGAGGGTGAATTGGAAGAACTTAAAAATGAATTGAAAAATAAAGGTGGTAGACCTAGAGAAGGAAATACATATGGTAAAGATAAACATCCATATGGAAGAGACCCTTTAGGTGCTAAAGAAAATCAAAAAGCTTTGAAGAAAACTGAAGGTAAAGTTGGTAGACGAGCTAACAAATTAGCTAAAGAATATGTTAATGGTATATCTCCTAAAAAGAAGGTAATAACCGAAAAAACAGATTTTTTAAGTGATGATAATTTGTTAGATGACGAAAAATTTAATAAATAAAAATAAAGTTATATTTATATACGGAAAACTTGCGTATAGGAATATATTATTATAGGGTAAAAAAACGTAATGAAGAGAGTAAAACATTCAAAATTTAAGAATACTGGTATTCTTTTTGAGCTTTTGGTGAGACAAATCACCTTAGAAGTTCTTAATGGTGATACGACTGAAACTGCAAAGACTATAGTAAGCGAGTTCTTTTCATCTAAAACTGAATTGAATAAAGAGTTAAGACTATACGATTTACTATTAAAAGAAAAGTATAATTCAGAATCAAGAGCTGAAAAGTTTATTGATACCATTAATGAAGCTCATAGTAGAATCAATCAAAAGAATCTACAAAGAGAAAAATATAATCTAATTAAAAAGATTAATGAATCATTCAATATGGATGAGTTCTTATCTTCACCTATATCAAACTATAAGGTACTAGCTTCAATATATAAAGTATTTGAATCTAAGAACTATGAAAATTACGATGTAAAGGATGTATTTAATTCAAAAATTACTTTAATTGAGAATATTACATCAAAGCAATCTAAATTAGTTGAATCATCAACAAAATCAGAAGATGTAGTTGAATCCTACAAAAAGCAGGATAAAGACTTACGTTTACTTACATATAAAATATTAGTAGAAACTTTCAATAAGAAATATTCTAACTTAAATGAAAGCCAAAAAACTTTATTAAAGGAATACATAAATAACCTATCTAATACAACTGGGTTTAAATCTTATATTGAAAAAGAAATTCCTAAAATCATTTCTGAACTTAAATCGTTAGGTAAATCTATAAACGATAAGGTAACCAAAATTAAATTAGCTGAAACTGCATCAGTTTTATCTAAAACAAAAATTGGTAAAGTAGTTTCCGACAACCACGTTTCATCATTAATGATTTCATATGAATTAATTAAAGAGTTGAAAAGTAAAGTTAATGGAAAGTAATTTAAAGAAATATATCAAAGAACTTATAGCTGAAATCGAACAAGATGAGTTGGATTTAGAAGAAGCAACTACAACCGGTGATATTGCTGGTTATAATACTCCAAATGCATTTAAAGATACCGATGGTACTGATGAGGATGAGGAGAATGATGATAAGTTTGTAGATAAATTAGCTAAATCAACTGGATATGAACGAGTTGATGAAAATCGCTGGCATGAATTAAGAAAAGATGAATCCTCACCAAAACAAAAAATTGGTAGAGGAATTTCAGGTGTTAATAAACAACTTTCAGAGATAGAAAAATTCGTAGGTTGGTATGGTAAGATTAAAAAAGAGGGAGGATTAGAATCTGACCAATATTGGAAACGTACTCAAAAAAACCTAAGTAAAATCAGAGAACGATTAAATCGTATCGCAACATCAATACAAAACTTTTAATAGGAAACCATAACTATGAATATTACTAAAGAGCAAATTAAAGAAACTTTAAAGACGGTTATGGCTGAGGAAGCTAATTATAAAGCATTCTTTAAAAAGGCATTAGAAAAGGCAGGAAAATCAATTCCATCAATGTCTGATGAAGAAAAGAAAGAGCTTTTTTAATAAGATTGATGCTGCTTGGGATGGTAAAGGTGAAAAGAACGAAGGTAATGCCTTTGGTGCTGCTGTAACTAAAGCTAAGAAAGATGGTGATGATGAATTTAAAGTAGATGGTAAAACTTATAAAGTAGAAGAATCTCATTCTGATTGTGGATGTGGTTGTGGAGGATGCTCCACTTCAGCTAATGTAGTTAGTGAGTTTAAAAGTACATTATCAAAAGAATTACAATTTGAGGTAACTACGTTTTTGGATAAACCAACTATGGATAATAAATTGGATAATGTTTTAGAAATAAAAGATGTAATTAATATAATACTTAATGAAGGTATTAAAAACGTATTAACTGAAAAAGTACAATCTGAGTTTACTAAAATTATTGAACAAACTAAATAATAAAGAACGAAATGAAAAATTTAATTATAGAAACTAATTTGTTTAAAGGTAGCGTTAATGAAGATGCTTCTGGTAGAACATTAGTTAAGGGAGTTCTTCAACGTTCTGGTGCAGAAAACCAAAATGGAAGAGTGTACCCAAAAAAAATATTAGAGAGAGAGGTAAATAACTATCAAACTCTTATTAAAGAAAGAAGAGCATTAGGTGAATTAGACCACCCTGATTCTTCTGTAATTAACCTAAAGAATGTTTCTCATAACATAAGAGAAATTCATTGGGAAGGTGAAGATGTAGTAGGTACAGTTGAAATACTACCAACCCCATCTGGTAACATCTTAAAAGAATTACTAAGAGCTGGTATCCTATTAGGTATCTCATCAAGAGGTATGGGTTCAGTTAGTAATATTGGAGAAGGAAAAGTAGAAGTAGGTTCAGATTTCGAACTAATTGGTTGGGATTTTGTTTCTAACCCATCTACACATGGTGCATTTATGACACCAATGAACGAATCAGTAGTAAAAAGTATTGGTACTGATGTTTGTGGTGACTTTTGTAAGGCAGAAAATTTAATGAGAGAAATTATAACGGAATTATCATAATGAAAAAAGGATTTGACATATACAAATACGTTACCGAAAACACAATAGAATTTAAAGTAGATTCTAAGCAAGGTACGAGCGTAAGTAAGGGATACAATGATATCCGTAAAACAAACATAAACGATGTAAAGATTGTTGATGGTAAATTCAGTTTGACTGAATCGTTAGAAGCTAACAAACCATTATCTAATGAAGTAAAGAAACACTTCTTAGAAATAATTTCTACATATAAGAGCTTCAACGAACAAATGCAAAGAAAATCTGATATCGTTGAGATAGCAGAAACTTTAGGAGGTATCGTAGAAGCAGCTAAAACATTAACTCTTTCAGAATCGGATGATTGGTTTGATAAAGTAACTATCAAAAGAAATATGAGTGAGTTGGAGAAGTTGGATAAATCATTTGACAAGATTTCTACTGAAGCTAGGCAAATGGATGAAAGATTAAATGCGTTATATGAGGATATGGGAAATATTCTAAATAGATATTATGAGATGGCTGATTTAGACATCGATGAAGCAAAAAAACGTTTAGGAAAAAATAAATAATACTATGATTAAACTAACAGACTTATTAAACGAAGCAGAAACATTTACCGCTGTAAACAAAGCTAGTGGTAAAGTATCTGTATTCGATACTAAAGATGCTAGAGATGCGGCTGTAAAAGCTGGTACTCACGATAAAAAAGAAAAAGAGGCAGAGAAGGGAGGTGATTCTGCCGGTAAAGAGAAACCTAATATGTTCTCTAAAGATGCCGGTTATGATGCACCTGATGACGATGACGATGATGATGATGATGATTACTACGATGATGAAGAAGAAGATGATAATATCGAACTTCCAAAAGAAGTAGAAGCTGAGTTTGAAAAAGAATTAGGTACAGTTGGATATGATTGGGCAGATATAGGTGCAATACCTGGTGTAATCTCTTATATGGATAAGGATGAAAACGCAATTATGATATCAACGGGCGCTGCTTATGGTGGTGATGAACCATTTTATGTAAGTGGATATAACCTACCAGATATGGAAGATGGTGAATCTGATGAAACAAATGGTAAATCATTTGATACAAAAGAAGATGCTATGGCTTACGCTAAGAAATTGGCACAAACGTTAAAAGGTGGAGAATCCAAAGAAGAACCTAAAGTAGAACCTACTAAATTAAAATATTCTAAAGATGGGAAAATGACGCAAGATTCGGCAGATTCTATTGAAAAAGAATTAAACGCTGAATTGGGTGTTAGTGGTATGACTGATATCAACTTAGATACTGGTACTATTGAATATTTTATTGATAATGATTCTGAAAAAGCTATTTTTATTGGAAAAGAAGAAGGTGGTAAAGGTATCGCTGTAAGTTTTGGAGATGGTGGTGATGAATACAAAACATTCAAAAATAGTAAAGATGCAGTTGCATACGCTAAGGAGTTAGGAAATCAATTAAAAGGTGGAGAAGCTAAGGAGGAACCAAAATCAGAACCTACTAAAGATTCAACTAAAGAAAGAGCTGGTAACCCTAAAGTAAATAAAGTTGTTAGAGATAAAGCAAAGAAATTAGGAGTTACTCCACAAAAATTAGGTAAAGAAGAATATGAGAGTAGAATGAGTAAAGCAGCTGTTGAAGCTCTAACTGATGCAAACTTTCATTCTGAAGCAAGAAAGTTAATTGCAGTATTGGAAGATAATCCTGATTTTGCTAAAGACCCTAATCAAGACCCAAAGAAACCAAAAGATATATTCTCGATGAATATGATGAGTGGAGAAAGACTAGTGTATATGGTTCTACGTTCTACGATTCAGCAGAAGGTACTGATGATATGCACATTCTGCAACTGGAGAATCTGGATGGGATGGAATTGAATCATTAGATGCTATTGCATTTGATTTGAAAATGAATGGTAGTAAGAAATTGGCTGCTAAACTACAATCTATATTTGAAGGAAAAACTTCTAAAGGATTTAAGAATCATAAAATCGGAGGGTTAAGATAGTATGAAAGAACAACTTAGAAAAATCGTAAGAGAGATAATGAGGGAACAATGTATCTCTGAAATAAACGAAGAATCGGTAAACGAAGCAGCTAGTAAAGAAGCAATGGGAATTGCTGCACTAACTGGGACAAGAGGTTCGGCTGTTGAAGAATTTATTAACAAACATGAATTGGATGGAGGTAAGTTATTCAGAAGTATTAAGAAAGCAAATCTAAGAGGTAGGTTAAACTTCGTATCTGCATTAGCTGGTAAGGATGGTAACCCAAATCAAAAACTTACAATTAAACTTCATAAGAAGAATGAATCAGTAGTAAACGAAATTCAATATGATGATGCTTTTGCTAAATTTAACAAAGAGTTGGAAAATAATTCTGAAATTAAAAAGGCTGCAAAGCATTACAAAAAATCGGTAAAGGATATTGTAAAAGTATTACAATCAAAAATCAAAGTAAATAGGTATAGTGATAAATCTATTAAACAAATATCCATAAACTACACAGAAGATGGACCACTTTCAAGTAAAGTAACCATTAAAGCATCTCAGAATTATAAACAAAACGAATCAGTAAACGAAGGTAAATACGATGGTATGTTAGATGTTATCGAAGATTTAGTTTCTAAAGCTAAATCATTTATGGATGTTGGTAATCAATTGAAGAAACATAAAGTTAAGTATTCTTTTTCTACATCAATGATTCCAATGTACAAACTTGATAAACTACCTATCGTTATTGTAAATAAAAAGTATGTTGATAAAGCAGATAGAGAAGTAGGTGATATCGCAATTGGTTTAATGGAATCAATAAACGAATCATTAATCAACGAATCTCCTTCATCTGAAGAATTGAGAATCGTAATGATGGCAGTTAGAAAGATTGCTAAATATCGTAATGTACCAATAGACCAATCAATTAATGATGTATTAAATGCAGTAGAACAATTGAAA